CAAGCGGCAGAGGCAGACTTACTCACGTTTATCAGACTAGTAGCTCCGCATCGTATGTTAGGTGCGGTACATGAAGATTTATGTTCATGGTGGAATAGAGAAGATGCTAAAGATAATCAACTTGTATTGCTACCCCGCGATCATCAAAAATCAGCTATGATTGCATATAGGGTAGCTTGGTGGATTACTAAGCATCCTGAAACAACTGTTTTGTATGTGTCTGCTACTGCTAATTTAGCTGAAAAACAATTAAAAGCAGTAAAAGATATATTGCTTTCTGACATTTATCGGTTTTATTGGCCTGAAATGGTTAATGAAAACGAAGGTAAACGTGAACGTTGGAGCGTAGATGAAATTAGTGTTGATCATCCTAAGCGTAAAGCAGAGGGTGTTCGAGATGCCACTGTTAAAGCAGCAGGTATTACAGCTAACGTAACTGGTTTACATTGTAACGTAGCAGTGCTGGATGACGTTGTTGTTCCAGATAATGCATACACACAACTTGGTCGAGATCAAGTACGTGCATTTTATTCTCAATTATCGTCCATTGAATCTACAGGTGCAAGAGAATGGGCAGTAGGTACTCGTTACCATCCCGGTGATCTATACAAAGATATGATGGAAATGACTGAGATTTTCTTTGATGATGATACTGATGAGGAAATTGAGAATGAAGTGTACGAAGTGTTTGAACGTGTTGTAGAAAGCAATGGTGAGTTTTTATGGCCTAAACAACGTCGAACTGACGGTAAAACGTTTGGATTTGATGCTAAAGAGTTAGCCCGTAAGAAAGCAAAGTATTTAGATGTAACACAATTCTATGCTCAATACTATAACAACCCTAACGCAGTTGAAACACAACTTATTGACAGAAGTCGTTTTAACTATTATGAAAGAGATAAGATAGAGAATTTTAGCGGCAGTTGGTATCTTGGCGATAAACTTTTACATGTTTATGCAGCTATGGACTTTGCTTATTCTGTTACTAATCACTCTGATTATACAGTTATTGCTGTTGTAGGAATAGATGATAATAATAATTATTATGTTTTAGATATTGATAGATTTAAAACAAATAAAATTAGTGTTATGTATGAAAAAGCAGAAACTGTCTATCGTAAATGGCGTTTTAAACGTATGCGTTGTGAAGTAGTGGCAGCACAGCGACTCATTGTACAGCAGTTTAAAGAATATATGCGTGGACAAAATATTGTATTTACAATTGATGAATATAATCCACCACGTAATATGAGCAAGAATGAGCGTATTGCAGCTATTTTAGAACCACGATATAATAATAATCAGATTTGGCACTACAAAGGTGGTAATTGCCAGATTCTAGAAGAAGAACTCATTATGAACAATCCTGAACATGATGACGTTAAAGACGCATTAGCGGCTTGTGTAGAGATTTGTAAAGCCCCCATTACATCACGTATGTGGGGTAATAAAAAATCTAACGTGGTAGCTTTCAACAGTAAGTTTGGTGGCGTAGCCTACTAAGAGGAAATTATGAACGAAAATGTACAAGTAAGTTTTAATGATGACATGTTAGCAAATAAAATTGCTGATATGTGGACACGTTGGGATCAAGCACGTTCTGTGTGGAAAAGTGACCAACAAGAACTACGTAATTATCTGTTTGCTACTGATACACGTAAAACTAGCAATAGTAAACTGCCTTGGAAGAATTCCACAGTTACGCCTAAACTAACTCAAATTAGAGATAATTTGCATGCCAATTATATGGCTGCGTTATTTCCTTCTGAGAATTGGTTCTTCTGGGAGTCAACAGATAAGAATAAAGAGTTGGCTAAGAAGCGTTATGCCATTACAAACTACATGAAACAGAAGCTAAAAGCTTCTAATTTTCAACTTCTTGTTTCTCAACTTGTTTATGATTACATTGATTTTGGCAACGTAGTTGCCACTTATGACTATGTAAGAGATGTTATTAGTGATAATACAGGTAATGTAGTACAGCGTTATATTGGCCCTAAAGCTTATAGGATCAATCCTACTGACCTAGTGTTTAATCCATTAGCTGAAACCTTTGAGAAAACTCCTGTAGTTCGTCGTATGCTTAAGTCCATTGGTGACTTACTAACTGATGTTGAAACTAAACCAGCATTAAACTACAACAAAGCAGTAGTTAATAAAGCCATGAGTTTCCGTCAAAACTATCGTGACGATCCTGAGTTTAAAAAAGAATTGAACATGGCTATTGATGGTTTTGGTAGTGCTGATGAATATCTTGAAAGTGATATGGTTGAACTATTAGAATTCTGGGGAGATATTTATGACCCAGATACAAAGAGTTTACTACGTAATCAACTCATCACTGTAATTGATCGTAAGTGGATTTTACGTAAACAACCTAATCCAATGTGGACAGGTAGCAAACCTATGTACCATTGTGGATGGCGTTTACGTACTGATAATTTATGGGCACAAGGCCCATTAGATCAACTAGTTGGTATGCAATATCGCATTGACCACTTAGAAAATCTTAAAGCTGACGTATTTGACCTTATTGCTTACCCTGTAATGAAGGTTAAAGGTTCTACTGTAGAAGAGTTTGAATATGAACCCGGAGCAACTGTGTTTGTTGGTGATGAGGGTGATGTAGAGTTTATGCGTCCTGATGCTACAGCATTGCAAGCTGACCTACAGATTAATGAGTTAATGAACCGTATGGAAGAACTAGCTGGTGCTCCTAAGCAAGCTATGGGTATTCGTACTCCCGGTGAAAAAACTAAATATGAAGTACAAAGTTTAGAGAATGCTGCTGGTCGTATTTTTCAATCTAAAGTTAGTTGGTTTGAACGTAACATTCTAGAACCACTACTCAATGGCATGCTAGGTGAAGCTATCCGTAATTTTGAGGGCGTAGAGCGAATTAGATCAGTAGATGAGGACTACGGTACAGAAAGTTTTATTGAGGTCACCAAGGACGATTTAATGGCCTCTGGTAAGCTTTATCCTATCGGTGCTCGTCACTTTGCTGACCAAGCTCGATTTGTACAAGAATTGTCACAAACTATGGCTGCTGTCCAAGCTATCCCAACAATTGCTGCACACATCTCTGGTAAGGCAATTGCAAAGGCTTTAGAAGAAAATCTAGGGTGGCAAAACTATCGTATTGTACAAGACAATGCAATGATATTTGAACAAGCTGAAACACAACGACTTATGAATCAAGTTGCCGAGGATATTCAAACCGAGGCAGCAGTGAGTCCTGAAGGCCCAATGCCTTCGGGGGTTGACAACGAACAACAAATGATGTAATATATATAATATATATATAATTAACTAATAGTTATATATAATATATTATTAATATAAATACATATAAACAATGAATAAACTATTACTTAATAATAAACCTGTAGATAGTAGTAATGAAGAATTTATTAAAGCTTGGAATAATAGTAGTTATACTTTAGAAGCTTTATATAAAACATTACTAATATTAAAAGAAGATATTAATAATATTAAAAAAGATGATTTTGATTGTCCTAACCACTATGCTAAATTAGCGTACAATTTAGGGCAGTCTAAAGCATTCGATTTAATTATCTCAATGTTACCAGATAGTGCAAAAGGGTAACGTTTTTACATAAGCCTACTATAAGGCTGTCAATTTTTAGGAGAAAAGCATGACCGATGCTACGATTTTTAGTAGTGAAGACTCAACAACTACTACCACTGCTTCAGCGACAACTGATAGCTCTTTGTTCACCGCACTTGTGGGTGATAATCAAAAATACAAGACCGCAGATGATTTGGCTAAAGCCTACTCAAATGCTGACCAGTTTATTGAAACCTTGAAAGAGGAAAACCGTAAACTGCGTGAGCAAGTAGTTTCTGCTAAAACAATTGATGAAGTTCTTGAGCGTATGTCGAAGCAAGAAGGCACACCAGAGGCCGACAATCCTCCTGTCCAGGGTATTACCCCTGATGTTGTGCAACAGCTTGTAGAGAAGACGTTAGAGGGTCGTAAACAGCAAGAAACTAAGACTGGCAATTTACTTAAAGCTGATGCTCTGATGAAACAGAAATTCGGTGAAAAAGCAATGGATGTATTTAAGCAGCGTGCTGCTACACCAGAAAAAGCCAAGATTCTTATGGAACTAGCTGCTAATGATCCGGATGAGTTTGTATCTTTATTTGCTGGTGTTCCTATGCCTGCTAATAATATGGATACTTCCTCATTTAATACCACTTCTGTAGCTTCTACTGGAGGTGATCGTAGTAAAATTGAAGGGACTAAAGAGTGGGCAGCACATGTTCGCAAAGAGAATCCTTCACTATACTGGTCACAAGATTTCCAATATAAGTTACAACAAACTGTTTCTAAAAACCCGTCCCTTTACTTTGGGGCTTAAGGAGAATTAAATGTCTGGAATGGATTATACTAAGGTTAATGAAAACCTAGTTCGTGCAGAACTCTGGTCTGCTGAACTAAAAGATGTTCTACAAGAACAACTAATGGGCACTAAGTATGTTCGCATGCTAAGTGGCTTCCCTGATGGTAATCAGTTTACCATCCCTTCAGTTGGTGAACTACCAATGCGTGAAACTGCTGAACTAACCCCTGTGGTTTATGACAGCATTGACACTGGTGAATTCAACTTCACTATTGACCGTTATGTAGAGGCTGCTACCTACATCACCGATAAAGCTAAGCAAGATAGCTATTATGCTCAGCAACTAATCGGTATGTTCCCAACCAAGATGCGTCGTGCTCTTGATGAGAACTTAGAAGGTTCAGTGTTCTCTTTGGCTAACACACAAACTGTTAACGATGCAAACACCATCAACGGTGCTGCTCATCGCTTTATCGCTTCTGGCTCTACTAACACCGTACTATCTCTAGATGACTTTGCTAAGGCTAAGTATGCTCTAGATAAAGCTAACGCTGGTGGTAGCCGTGTAGCTATTATTGATCCCTCACAAGAGTATGTGTTTAACCAACTAGTTGGCGCACAAGCTTTCACTAACAACCCTGCTTTCGGCGGTATTGTTAACGGTGGTTTTGTAAGTGATGTAACTGGTATGCGTTTCGTTAAGAACATTTTCGGCTTTGACGTTTATGTTTCTAACTTCCTAGCTACACCTACTGACACTGCTATTGGTGGCGTTAATACTCCTGCATCTCCTGTTACCAACATCTTCATGTCTGTTGGTGGTGATCTAACTCCTTTCGTCGGTGCTTATCGTCAAATGCCTCGTGTTGAATACGATCGCAATAAAGATATGCGTCGTGACGAATACGTGATGAATGCTCGTTTTGGTCTCAAGCTATATCGCCCTGAGTGCCTAGTAAGCGTTATCTCTAAGTCCACTATCTAAGTTGAAAGGAATTTAAAATGACTCGTAAATCTACTTGGACTAACGCTGACGGTCTAGTTGTTGGTTTCGGCCCCAACTATCCTGAGCGTAATGTCGCTGGCGTATATGAAACTGACGGTGCTGTTAAAGAAGCTCACCTAGCAATTACTTATCAATCTTCTGGTGCTACTGTAGCTATTCCAGCAGGTGCTGTAGTTCTAGATGTAGTTCTAAAAGTAGGCACTGCATGGGTAGGCGGTACTGATGTACAGCTAGGTGACGGTACTGATCCTGATGGCTGGATTTCAGCTACTCAAGGTGCTACTGCTAACCTAACTGCTGGTGCTACTATTCGTGCTGCTGGTGCGTACGCTATTGGTGATGCCGCTTCTAACCGTGGTCTAGGCAAAGTATACGCTTCTGCTGATACTCTAGACATTGCTTTCACTGGTACATTCACTGCTGGTGACGCTACTGTTGTAGTTCGTTACCTATAAGTAACTAAATAAGGGGAGTTCCCTGCATAACGGGGTTCTTCCCTTTTTCCTTTTGGAGAATTAAATGGCACAAGTGCAACATAGTGCATTACCAGATAGTCAACTACATGAACCAAAGGGAGTTGCTTCAGCCGCTTCAGGTGAAGTATATGTAGCTAATGGTAGTGGCAGTGGTGTATGGCAATATGTAGCAGGTCACGCATATGGTGACTTATACATTTCAAATAGTAGCACATCTCAAACTTTAGCTGCTGCTAGTGCATTAGCTAAATTAAATCCTACTGGCGCATGGACAGCTAATGGATATCAAAATATTACACCATCCGCAGCAGATGGTCAATTTACTATTGTCCAAAGTGGTGTTTATCAACTAGATTTTTGGATTGTATTTGAAACTGCTTCAATTGCTAGTGGTTCAGTATATAATTTTCATTATGCTATAAATGGTACAGCATCAACTCGTAAAGTGTACGCTAAAAAACCTACAAACGGCGTAGATACTATTCACTTAGCTGTTAATGGATATGTAACTTTATCTGCTGGTGATGTTCTTACAATGTATGTAGGAGGTGGCGCTACTTCTTCTGGTACAGCAATTACTCCTAAAGAAGCTAGTTTAAGTTGTCTAATAGTTGATCCAAATTAAGGATGATGTATGGCTAAGATGACTCTTTTAGGTATGGTGCAGAATATTTTATCTGCATTAGACTCTGACCCTGTAGACTCCATTGATGAAACTGTAGAAGCAGTACAAGTTGCAGAACTTGTTAAAGAATCTTACTTTGAACTTCTTAGCCAGCGTGACTGGCCTTTTCTATTTTCACTCGGAGCATTACAAGCACTAGGTGATGTTAGTAATCCAACTAAGATGAAAATTCCAGATACATGGAATAAAGTTAAATGGATTAAATATAATAAAAAAGAAGTACAATGGGTTGATCCTCAAACGTTTAACGATATGATTACAAATCGAGTTGAACAAACTGGTGTTATTAATAGCAGTGGTTATGTAATTAATCAAGACCCACAATATTGGACTAGTTATGATGACACTTATGTAGTGTTTGATGGTTATAATAGTAGTGTAGATACTACATTACAAGCTTCTAAAAGTGTTGTGTACGGTACACAGCAAGCAACGTGGAATCATATTGATACATTTGTACCAAACATCCCAGAGAAGTTCTTTCCAACTCTTCTAGCTGAAGCTAAGAGTCAAGCGTTTGTTAACTTAAAACAACAAAGCAATGCTCGTGAAGAACGTAAAGCAACAAGGGGCCGTATGGCAATGCGAAATGAAGCATGGCGCAATGAAAACGGTGAAGTTAAATATAACACATTGGTGAATTATGGACGAAAATAAATTATCCGAAAAATCAGTATATACCCGAATTACTGAAAAACATCAAGCTCAAAAGCAAGCTGCTAAAGAACGTAAAGAAGAGCGTGAGGAAAAAGGTATTGTTAATAAGTTAGTCATTGAACGTACTCCTATGGGATTGTACTCATGTAGATATTCAATGCGTGGTCAAGTACCTGACGAATTAAAAGGATTTTTTACTCGTAAAGACCGTATTCTTGCCGTTGCAAAGCAACGTAATATTGACGTAGAAGAAGTCACAGCTTAAGGGGATATAATGGCAGTTCAAGCCGCAGTAAAAGATGCGTTTACTTTTGTAGGTGGCCTCAATACTGAGGGCGGATACTTCATTACACCTGAAAATAGTTGGAAAGATGGTGTCAATGTACTACCTCAAGTAGACGGTACAGTTGAACGCCGTACAGGACTAGATTACGAAGATGGTTACTCTTTGTATGCTAGTGCTATTAGTAGTGATAATAAAGATTTATGGGCCTTTACTTCTGGACTATGGAACACGGTTGCTGGTAATGGCAACCTTGATTTCTTTGTAGTTCAGACTGGGCCTATTTTACATTTTTATGAAGCTGCTACCGGCAGTGTTAGTGGTAATAAAAAATCATTTACAGTAAACTTAAATAGTTATAAAGCATCTGGTAATACAGAAATTGAAGGTACGGCTGCATGTAGTTATGCACCTACATATGGTAGACTCATTGTAACTAGCCAAAATACTAAACCAATTGTAATTACATATAACTCAACTACAGACACTATTAGCGTGTCTGCAATTAATTTAGAGATTCGTAATTTTAAAGGTAAACCACTAGTAGATAGTAGTGGAAATATTATTCCTGTAGATGCTGAATATACTCGTGCTGAATGGGAAGCTTTAGGTATTAGTGTAGATGATGTTAAATATAACTTATATAACCAAGGATGGACAGATACACAAATAGATGCCTACCGCATTGCTAATGGAGGTACATCATCTCCTGCTGATCCTACTAATGGCAAATATCCAGCTAATACAAAAAGTTGGATTTATGGTAAAGATGCCAATGATGATTTTGATAGTGATGTATTAAACAAACAAGACTTTGGTAACTCACCTGCTCCTAAAGGGCATTACGTTATTGACCCGCTTGCTGATATAACATATTCTCCTAAGCAATGTGCGTTCTTTGCTGGTAGAGCGTGGTATGCAGGTATGCCAACATCTGATTTACTTGGCACTGTATTTTTTAGTCAAGTATTAGATGAGCTTACTAAAGTAGGTAAATGTTATCAAACTAATGACCCAACATCTGAAGTATTAAGTGATTTACAAGATAGTGATGGTGGAACTATTGAGATTCCTGAAGCTGGTGAAATTGTAGGATTACAACCACTAGGTCGTGGTGTTATGGTATTAGCTACTAATGGTGTATGGTTTATCTCAGGTATTGATCAAGGATTTACTGCTGCTAGTTATTCCGTAGAGCGTGTGTCAACTGTAGGATGTGTTAGCAGTAAGTCAATTGTACAAGTTGAAGATACTTTACTATATTGGAGTACATCTGGTATTTATGTAGTACAGGCAGCTAACTCTGTTGAATATAGTGCTAAAAACACTAGCGACCAAGCTATTAAAACATTCTATCAATCTATTCCTGTTCTTGGAAAACTATATACAGAGGGGTCTTATAATGCTACTAATAAAACAATTTATTGGTTATATTCAAACACAGATAGCACTTCTACCAGCATTGGCAGATATAACAAAAACACTGTCCTCGCCCTTGATCTCAAACTTAATGCATGGTATTGGTTTAGCTTAGACACCACTACAGGTGTTATTCCTGTTTCAATTGAAACCACTAAAGAAACAGTGAGTGCTGGTGAGCTTTACGAAGTTATTGCAGGGAGTGATGATGTTATTGCATCTACAGACGATGTAGTTGCAACCCTTCCTACAATTCGTGGTACTGAGAAAGTGTACAAAATTATTTGTTTACATCCAGTTACTAGTAACAACTATTCACTAACATTTGCAGATTTTATTAATGAGCGTGAGAACACTACTAAATTTAAAGATTGGTATAGCTTTAACGGTGCTGGCGTAGAAATGCCTGCTTATTTTATAACTGGCTATAACATGGGTGGTAATGGCCCTGCCAGAGCAAAGACTGGTCAATATTTAACAGT